CGTAACTACCTGACCCTCTTGGGTCTTCAGGTGGGATACCTCATCAATTTTCCAGATAAATTGGGATCCCTCGAGTTTGAGAGGATCCAATCAGACGACCCACCTCCCGTACCCATTCTGTCCATGTACTAGGAGGAGGGGGTCCTCATACAGTCGGAATAAACTGCCAAAGTAACTCATCACAAATTTTCTTCCAAATTTGGTCCTGGACGTACAACTTTTCACGGCTTTTCAAGAGTGGGAAACACGGGAGGTACTGGTCCTCCCCGAGTAACTCACACATCTTGTACAACACAAATGAATAACTCAAAAAGTTTTTACGGTTCAGGGGTTTGTGCTTCTCGAACGGTGCTTGGATGGCGTGAAACATGAGTCTTAATTTGTCTTCAAGCGCTTGAGGCATCGTTGGAGGAGTGATGCCGCTGACTATAGTTGCTATGTATGGAACGTGCTCGTAATACTTGGCGTAGTTTAGCTTTTTCAAAAGACCTTTCACCTTTTCGTGAGTAATCTCTGAAAGGTCTTTGACTTTTTGTTTCCTAAATTCCGTTCTTAATTTTGCAATAACATCTTCAGGGACGGTCGTTGACTCTTTTGCCTGAAACTGGCTAATCCACTCGTTAAAGTGATTCTCTCGTTTGTATGAATACACGATGTGTTTCTCAATTTCCTGTTCCTCCTTGAAACCCACCTCGTCGCCGAGAATGTACTCGACCGCTCCACACTCCCTACAAATCTCCTCGGACGCCGACTCGTCAAACACTCTGGCGTACATGGCTCCACATTGGGGACACGGCGTATCGTGCGCCTCCTTTTCTTTTGGTCCATAATCGTATCCATCTTCAACCTCTTTCAGATATTTCTTGTAAATATCGTTTCGTTGAACACCCTTACGGGATGATATCTGTACTCCGGCCACCTTTTTTGTGGACATTGTTGGAGCCTGTTCAATTTCCTTCGTATATTCCTTTATAACCGGAACACACGAAAGAAGATATTCCGCAAGTTCATCCTCTGACGTACACGCGCGTATTCTCTCCTCGTACCTGGCCTCCATATATTTTTATCATATATAAACTTTAATTAGTCAGCCTCAACCTTAGGTGCCAAGTAAAACTTCAAGTCTCCGAGATTTGCAATTGTATATCTGAAAATGATTGGCATGTTTTCATTCTCAGAGTCTTGCATGAGCTGAACGCTCGAACACATATTGGTCGCCTTGGTAAACAAGTTAATGTACTTGAGACTGAAGGTGCTTCCTGTGCGGTTGACGGACTCGGGAAACTCGATGACCGTCTTTTGGTCCGCAAAGTCACCCTTGCAACTGAGCTCAAGCCTGTTGTCTTCACGGATAATATCCATCTCGGTCGCAAGGTTGCCCATGTCCCTCGTGATACGCTGAAAGTCAATAGCGGGCAAAGTGGTCACGACATTCATGTGAATATCCGGAAACTCCAGTATGTCTTCATTAATGTCCAGCAATTTCAGTTTGAAATTGGTCGAAGATTTCTTATCTGGATTCTCTATGAAAATCTCCATATAGTCCCGACCTTCAATGCGAACAAAGAGGGTATCTTGACCCGAGACCGACTTGAGGAGCTTGTACACGTTAGCCATGTTCAGACCCGCCACAATATCCGTAGGACAATCATACTCTTCAAAGTTATCAGAACTCAGGTCCATGTGAACGAGGGTCACGCGAGCCGTATCTAGAGTCAAGATGTGAATACCCTTTTTTGTAAAGTAGACATTCACATCATTGATGATATCTTTCAGAACCTCAAAGACCGATTTGAGTGCTGATGCCTGTATGGTGCGAAAATGCATCTTATATTCAAAGTGCGTTATCCCTTTATCACACTCGAAGGGCTGCTGCGCAACTGGTCCTCATTTCCTCTGCGCCTGGTATGCGTCCATAACACTCATGGATGTCTTTGCCTCCAATTCAGGAGTCAAAATTGGCTGAAGAGACTCTCCGTACCTGTCTAGCTCAAAGAGTCCCGGGTTATCCGACCCATCCAGGTTCTGACACAGACCGCCGCTACAGTCCCAGGACTCGAACTCGGTCGGGATCATAGACGTGAGCCACGCCTTGACCTCTCCGCCAACACACATGGTCCCCTCGTTTGTGACGAGAGTTGGGACCCTCGTAATCTTTTTGGAGGGTACGCCAGACGTGGTCACGTTATGGAACCTGACAATTTCGATGAGGGCCGGCTGGGTCTTGATGAAACTTATAATTTCCTGTGAAAACTTGCACTTATCTGAATAGACCAAAAGTGCCATCTAATCTAGGTTGAGGGTTTTTGGGGGGACTGGGTAACGCAGTACCCAGTCCCGAGCACACCTTTTTTGTTTGCGTAGAGTAATGAAGGATCTAGTGATTCTGGTTCTCGTGATACTTGTCCTTTTCTTCATATGGAACGGACGTCAGGGGAAAACCTCGACCTATGAGGCGGGTGATGTCGTTCTCGACGCCCCCGTCCCTCCCCTGATTGTTCAGGCAATTATCGAAAAGGTCCAGTCTATGAAACCCGACCTGGCGCCTATAGATACAGTCTTTGTAAACATCCAGCCCGACGGCAGTTACAAGTCTCGTATGTTGTTCTTTAATACAAAGCACTTTTTTGGAACTCAGTTTGATATTAACGCCAAGGTCAACGACGATGGTTCAGTAAACATACTCAATATTGGTGACACCAACACCGTGGAAGCAACTATGGGCTACAAGCCCGGGTCGTACCAGAACTGGGTCGATGTCCAGAAGAACCTGGATTCTCAGTTCGAGGGGGCTCTCCAGGGCTACAAGAACCAGCCTCCCCAACCCAACCTGGCGAGTATTCCAGCCGCGTATCAGCAGAATATGATATCTACCCAGACCAATTTGCAGACTCGGGAGTAGGCCCCCCGCGTAACGGTCCCGTCCCAAAATTAACGATCTAGAATAGATGGCTGTATCAGCCAAACAAATTGTCGCCTCTGAAAAGAAGAGAGACCTTGCGAAAAAAGAGTACTACCGTGCCCTTCTTGAGCAATTTTGTCGTAAAATTAAGGTGGCTTCAGAGCTCGGGAGTCGAGACGCGATACTCACCGTACCTCCCTTTGTTGTTGGGTTTCCCAGGTACCACCTTCCAACGACCGTCGGGTACATGTGTCGCCAACTCCAGAGGCTCGGGTACATAGTGAACCTCGTGGGACCCCTTGATATTCGTGTTCAGTGGACCAAGGCAGTTGCCCTAGACACGGAGATGGAAAAAGAAGAGGTTGATCCGGGCGTATATCTCCCAAGCCTCGTCAACCTCAAAAAGACGGCCGAGAAACTCAGGATTACGAAAAAGCATTAAAGCTTCGAGAGCTTCAGACTTCAATGGAGGTTTCAGTCCAACTCACGTGTCCGTGTCGTCCTGGTTTTTGTTATAAAAATGCCGTGTCACTTGTCCAACACAAAAGGTCCAAGATACACAAGACATGGGAGGCTCTACAGGAAAACAAGCAGGACAAGGTACGTTCAAAGCAATTTGAAAACGAAATTGAAAGACTTAAGAGTCGCCTGACGCACAAGGAACTTATCGAGGTTGAGCTCCTTAATCGTATATTCCATCTTGAAAATGAGAGGGACTACTGGAAGGCGCAGATGGATGGCGTGTACGTCAATTAACCCAAAATAAGTCCTTTGTATGTACTAAATGGACTTGTTGAACGAGTCGGAGCGCCGGTTCACCAAGAAGCTCTGTGATGCTATGATTCCCGTGATGATTGAAGCTTTCTGGGAGATTTGGCTCGAGGCCAAGAAGGAGTCCCAGGGCAAGAACACGACCCGTGTGTTTCAGGAGCTCCTTCGGGGCGTCAAGACCTGGAACTCTTCAATTTCACTCAAAAATACAGAAGCCATCATCAAGAACCAGTCCTTGTTTCCCAATCTGTTGGCGGCTGTCTTTGTGATTCATGTTAAGATTCTGAGTGCTATCAGAACCGACCGAAAGTCCAAGAAGATTAGCATTAAGCTTCCGGCAAATGACGTCTTTGTCCAACGGTGTTATGAGGCGTGTGCCAAGGACCTGTATGAGAACCCCAGCATCATCGTGGACAACAAACCCGAGGAGGAAAGAAAAGAGGTGTTGACTGCCCGGTTTTGTAAGAGGATTGGCGAAGTTATTGAAGACTTGATTCCAACAGCCGAGATTCTCAATACGTACTTGCCCTTGCCTGCAACCGGTGAGGACTTGGATATGGATCATGATGATGAGGAGGACCCCGAGGGTGAAGAGGACATCCCCGACCTCGCAGATAATGTACCGCCAGAGGAAAACGTTGATACTCTCCCCCAAAACACGGGAAACATGGAGTTTGGTAAAACTCCAGGCGGTGTTGATACCGCCGTGACGGTGAATAACTCACTGACGCCACCGAGCGTTCCAGGTACAACACCCGCACCAGTGGAAGATGAAGGCGAGTCCCTGTTTTCAGATGCGCCCACAAAAATTCAAAAATTAAACCACTCGTAATAACAGGAGGAGAATGGATCAATACTTTCGAGAGCCTATGAGTGCCGCCGTCATTGCAGCAGGTCTGGTTGCTGGTTACATACTCGCCAAGTCTAAACTTAATAACGAAGGAAAGCTGAAAAACTCTGATTATTTCAAGCCGGCATTCTTGGTCGCCGTGCTCGTGTATTTTATCGTCAGTCAGGGTCAGGGTGATTCTGGACCAATTTTGAAGGAGCCTTTTTAAAATTATAAACTGGCTACGACGGGGCAGTTAAAAACTTGGGTTTTTAACTGGGTTATATGACCACCGTAAAAGCGTTCGATGAGATGATGACGCAGTTCCTCGGGGAGCTTCACACAGTGTTTCCCGAAGAGCCGGTCAAGACGGGTCCAGACTGTAAAACTTTTATGAAGCAGGTCGCACCGTGGGCCGGTCAAATGACGGCCCGCGACGAGTCTTTCTTTTGTGACGAGAATGAGTTTGCAAAGAACCTCGACCTACATGTTATTTGGAAACGCGCGGACTGCTCAGCAAACACAAAGCAGGCTATTTGGCAGTATCTTTCATCTCTATATATGATTGCGACAACTCTGAGCATGTTTCCTCCGGAGACGCTCAGTGCCATTGAGGCGGCCGCCGAGAATTGCGCCAAGAATATGAAGTTGGGGGCAAACGGTCAGCCAGACGAAGCATCTCTGATGGCCGGCGTGAACAGTATGTTGAGTCAGATGATGAGCGGTGGCTCTGGAAACCCATTTGCATCTCTACTCGGCGGCGCCATGGCGCCACCTCCAACCCCGAGCCGACAGGCCCTCCCACCTTCAGGCAAAAAGAAAAAGAATCTCCGCAAGTAGAAGAAGTAATGGATCCCGCAAGTGTCTTCAAGTCGAGTGACCTTTTGACTTTTTGGCCCACTGCCACGCAGTCGGCAGACCAGCGCGTGTCAGCTACGACCCGTTTCATCTTGTATGCCATGTGCGTCGTGTATATTATTAACAGAGATGCACGGGTCTTTGCACTTGGCCTCGTGTCCCTCGCAATTCTGTACTATATGTGGACCACAAACATGGTCAAAGACGGGAATCTTCGTTCAACTATAGGAGACGCTCGGTACGCCACTATATTCCGCCCAAACGTTACAATGCCAACGACTGAAAACTCGATGGGCAACGTGCTTTTGAGCGACTACGTCGATAACCCAGACCGCCCGGCGGCGGCGTGGTACCCAAGCGTGCGCGGACAGGTCCAGGCTGCATGGAGCCAGATTCACCCTTTTGAGCGTCAGCGTGATGCCGAGCGTAATTTCTACTCCATGCCCGCAACAACGATTCCAAACGACCAAACAGCCTTTGCCCAGGCGGCCTACGGGAAGCCATTTGCCGCCAAGTGTCACGACCAAGGCGGGGCGGCTTGTGATCCAGATCGGTTCTACTCCGCCTTCCCAGAGCGTGTCCAGATGGAGGCTGGCAATTAAAATTAAATATGCGAATACAATAATAATGCCACAGTTTAGCTATCTGCCCCTCGTGAACGAGAAGGGCGTGTGGTATGGCCCAGCCCAGGTTGTTCTCGAAGATAAGACGAGTGTTGAAGACTCTCTCCGTGAACAACCAACAACCTCTTGGAAGAAGGGATGGTCCGAGCAGACCTACGACTTCCCCAACACGTATGTGAATCTGCCCTTGCGCGTGCTTGAATGGAACCCTACAAATACTTTTGGTGAGTACCAGAACGACCGTTTTGCCCAGCGGTACTACAACAAGGACCTCAAGACGTGGAATCGTTAAAAAAATAATGAATAAGCATAAGTAGCGATGGACCCCCTCGCGCTGGCCGCCGTTGTTGGTCTTGTGTTTGCCGGGAAGACTCTGGCGGATGGAAATGACACTTCCGCCGCTCCTAGTCCTAAACCATCAAACACGAAACCCCCCTTGACCCGTC